TTACCCTCTATTGTCAAAAGGGTTCAATTCAACAGCAGCCTCTAAATGACCTGGAGCAAAATGCGCATAACGCATAGTCATTTTTATATCGCTATGCCCCAGTATTTTTTGCAACACAAGAATATTTCCGCCCCGCATCATAAAATGACTGGCAAACGTGTGACGTAGCACATGAGTTAATTGCCCATCAGGAAGCTCGATCTTCGCTCTCTTAATTGCAGCGTCAAAAGCCTCATAACATGGTGAAAATAGCGCTCCTCGTTTTTTAGGAAGTATAGCCTGCAATTGAGGTGAAATCGGTACAGTGCGGTTCTTCTTTCCTTTAGTTTTAACAAATGTGATTCGACCGGGCAGTACTTGAGATTGCTTTAATCCTTCTGCTTCACTCCACCGAGCACCCGTCGCAAGCCCAATACGGACAACAACCCCCAAATCTTTATTCCGTGACTCATCACACGCAATCAGAAGGCGTTCAATCTCATCTACATACAGAAACGCCAGTTCCTTTTCTTCCTCACGAAACTTGCGAATACCAGTCAGGGGGTTTTCACCAGACCACTCCCCAAGGCGCTTCAGTTCGGCAAAAACAGCATGTAGATATGACTGCTCGCGATTAACGGTTGCTTCACTAAGTTTTTTCTTCCCCTTGGGATTCCATTCTCCTGATAGCCTTCTTTCCCGATAAGTAGCAAACATATTTTTGTCAAACTGAGAAGCAAATGGATCTCCCAGCCTGGAACAAATCGCCTCAAGTTTGACTTTGCGCTCTGCACCAGAGGACAAGGTTTTACCGTACATCTCAAACCAACGAGCAATCAACTCAGAAAGACGAGGACCAGAACCATCTTGAAACTCGTCTCCAACTCTACTATTCATTATACGGCGCTCATAAGAGAGCGCCTCACTTTTTGTCGCAAACTGTTTACGAATGCGTTTTCCCGATGCCCCGTAGGGATAACATTCGCAAAGCCATTTACCTGATGTAATCTTACGAACCGACATTTTAGTTACTTATCACATAAATCAAATGCAGCCTTAGTGACATCCCCCAGAGTCTTTTTTAACCCTGGGGCGGCATCATTATCTAGCCAAAATGGATTATTGTTATCTAACGGTAACGCACCAAATGTTTTACCTTTTATTCGAGCCAAACCTGTAAGTGCATATAACTTATTATCGTCAAAATTCATCACATAAGGATTACCATCAAGACACTGTAATTGAACCTCATCAGTATTAAATGGCCATACCCCATTGAAACTCTCACGTTCAATAGTTTTAAAAGGCATTGCGACGGCGGAAAAAGAAAACATAGATAAAAAAGTAACTAATAGTTGAACCTTTTTTACTTTCATATCATTACCTCAATTTAGCTCAAGTAAGATTACAAATTAAAAAACGCCCTAGAAATGACACCGCCTACCAAAACCCCTACGCAGATAAAGAATATTATTTCTTTTGGATAAAGTCGGATTAATTCTGAAGCACGAAGTCGGACTTCTGGTAAGGTCGAACTCTCTGTGTGGCTTGATGCCGATTGTTGCTCTAACCACGACAATGCAGACTGTAACTGAGAACGAGTAAGATCGTTTAAACGTCCTGTACCGAAATTGATATGGCAATACCGCAGAAGTTTTTGTCGAAGTCCACAGTCTTCACTGTTACGTAGTAATAAACTTACAAGAGCCTTACAGGCATCATGATCTTTACATCGCTCAAGCATTGCATGCAGAAAACTCTCCGCTGTTTTATATTGATTTACTGTCATATCATCAATACCAGCTACACCAATCTCCGCATGTACTTTTTGCCAAATAATAAACGCTTCAGTATTGCTAGCTTCTGCAATAGCAGCAACCAAGCTATTTAGCTCCTTACGCTGAGCCTTAAGCAAAGGGCGATCGTCATCATCATTATTCGAAGGGATTGCGATATTGACGGTCTGAGAACCATCATATCGCTCTATCTGAATATTCTTTTCGTGAAAATCACGCCCAGCAACGCGATTGTTTGAACCGTTTGAGTTGACGGCCATGTCACCTCCCTACTATCACCTACCCTTAGTTTCGTTATAGTCACGACCAGCGATACGGTTATTACCACCAGAAATATTTAACTCACGTCCTGATGGCTGAGTTTCCTTTTCACTGATCGCACCTTTTAAAGCCCCAATCACCGCATTTTTCACATCTAACGAAGCTGCTCGAAAGCGAGTAATCAACTCCTGCTCATCATCGTTATAAGTTTCAGGTGAGTGAATTCCCAACACAACATACTGAACATCAAGGCCAAAACGAGACAGCGCTGCCAAATACGCAGCATCAGGAAAGCTATCTCCTTTCTCATATCTAAGCTGAGTTAGCTTTTTGACTCCACCAATGTCGCTCATGGCAACTTGACTAAGTCCCAATCTTTCCCTTTCCTCACGCAACCGCTGACCAATATCATTTTTCATACAAAAACCTTGACAGGTATCTTTTTTGATACCAAAATGATTTCACGAGCTATTAGATGATCACAATATACCACTATGAAACAAGTTCTTCACGATACCAGATCACGCATTCCGCGTAACACCGCCACAGGTCCAAGACTGGCACTTCGGCTGTCCCTCGAGGAGCGAGCCGTCATTGATGAAATGGCAGCTAAAGAACAACGCTCATCCTCTAACATGGCGCGTATGATCTTCCTTCGCGGCCTAGAGCTAACCCAGAAAGAACAAAACAAATCTTCCTGATCAGGAGGCTAGTGGGATGTCAGGTATAACCATCAATATCAATGTGAATGCCCCCTATGTATCCCTGCAGAAATATGCAGAGATAACAGGTATCCCTCTTAATACATGCAAAAAGATGTTGGCTGACGGTCGAATTATTATCCGACCCAAACGCGCCAAAATGGAAAAGCCTGAAGTAAACCTTGTGGCGATGTTAAAAGACGCTTTGGCTAACAGCTAAAACAATGAACAGAGCACCATCATGAAAAAAAACGCTAATAATCCATACTCCAAATTTCGTAATGGCGTAGAACGCCATGTACACCACGTCGCTACCAGTGCATCACGTAGTAACAGTCGCTATAACCTGAACGAGACGCACGCAACACCGGATGGCCACGCTGTAAAACAAATCGGCGAGCATGCCTGGCTGATTGAGAAAGCTGGAATCGTGGTCCACAAATGCCCACGCAATCCGTTTACCGGAAACCGCATTTTTGCATTGAACTGCGGCGACAATCACTTCGGGCAGGATTTCACATTATACGAAGCACTTCGCACGGTTGATCGTCTGCTTCGCGGGCAAAGTTTTATTAAACAGGCTGATTTATAACAGGTGCTTTATGACCAAAGAGCATGCACAAGGTGTATTTATCCGTTTTATTGATTTTCGCGGTGAACTGTTATTACGCGCATCAGCCATTGACGTAGTTGTTCCATCCGAAAAAAACGCAGCTACTTACGTTTATCTGAACGGTACGCGCCTGACTGTGGAGCTTCCGTACCAGACCGTACGAGAAATCATTAGCGAAGCTGAAAAGGCACGTCAGGTTAATGGCGATGAACCCTATATCGAAATTATTTGTATGGATTCAGAAGCTGAAATTCAGAAAGCAGATTAAAGGGCGTTGTGATGGGCAAAGAATATAAAACTCTCATTAACAAAGCACTTGAGCGTTTTTATTTTCGCTTAAGTGCATCAGGCGCTCATGCTGAACGTGCGGCCCGTGACTCATTGACCAGAGCAATCCGAAGTCTGTATGACGTGGCTTTTTACGCTGATGATCTGGATGCACTTAACGAACTTTCCGAGCTGATCTATGCCGCAGAATGCGGGGAACATATTGAACCGTATAAGCTGGGAAATATCGCATGAGTATATTTATCTCATGGCTTGTTCTGATTATTTCGGTGGTCTGCGCCATTGGGATTATGCGAATTATTAATTCAGTAAAAAAGATTGAACGCCTTTTCACTGAAGAATAACCGCGCAAATAAGACCCCAGGTTAAATAAGAAAATGTGAAAACAATCCGCATTCGCGGAGGTATTCGCACACGCCAAGGAGGCGTAATGGCAATTAAGCATTTTCCCGTCGTTCGTTTCACCTCCAAAGGACGTGAATACGAAGTTGACGAACGCCTGATTACCACAATCGACAAACACCGTTCAGAAAAGGATGCATATCACATCTATCTCACTGACGGCACTTACTTTTGCGCCACCAACGTGGTGCAGGTAAATCTTATCAGACAGGTACAGGAGTCACGCAGATGACCATTCTGGACTACATCGCTGCCAATCCGGGTTGTAGCGGTGGAGAAATCGCCGCAGCACTGAATACACCAACCACAACCATTAATGCGGAGCTACGCCGTCTCTGGCGCAGCGGTTCAGTCATAAGAAAAGAGCGCAAAACAGGCGGTCGCTTTTCTTATCAGGTAAACCCGATGCCGTTTGGGTGTAGCAACCCACTAACCCAGATGTTCAACCAGCTACTGAGGGAAATCAGAGCATGAGCACCTCCAACTGCCGGAAACCACGTCGGGCTTCAGCAGCTCATCCGGCAGCAAAACAAACTCCATTAATTCCTGTTCCGGGTCTTTCCTGCACCTTGTGGCGGGAGGCCTTCGCACATCTGTAACAAGAGGATTGCCGCAATGATTCTCGCCAACGACTTTCTTGAATACCTGCTCAACACAGAGCGTGATCTTGCCGTTCGCGTGCGTGAACGTTATGACATGTACCTGAAATCCCTGCCTGTACCGCAGCTCGCTGACGGAAAGATTGTTATTGATGGTCGCTACATGATTGACAGCCACGAGGGAAATTACAGGCTTTACCGCATTGAAGGTGGCACCCCGTCCGTTATTGGCATTTACCAGCGCCCATCCTCTGCAATCGTCAATGTGATTGCCGACAGCATCCGCATCACACATCGCCATGCCGACACAGAAGACACCGTGCTGGAAATTCAGCGGCTGGCTACAGTCTGCCGCGACACCCTGAATGGCATGACGAAGTAAATCACTATGACGGCAGAGTACATCAGGGACTGGCAACAACCGCGCCACGCAGTGGGGCGTGAAGGAACGGGGATCCCCGCTCCTGAATCCGCGCTTTCCTCCTGGCTGGATGCCTACCGGGCAGAGAACGAGCGCCGCCAGGAAATGGCTGATGCGGCGTTCTCCGCCACGCCGCTGGGCAACCTGATTAATAAAAGCCTGGACGCACAGGAAAAACAGGACAAAACAATCACACTGGCAGGAGACGCCAGAAAACAGGCACGCGGCGCGGTAGATGAGGCCATGGCCTCACTGCGCCTGCTGCCGTCCTATCTGCGCGATCCGCTTATTCGCCACCTCTCCTTCCTGCGCAAAAAACAGGAAGCCGATCGTCAGAAAGGAAAAAACGCCAGGCAGGCAGAACGCTATGCGCGTGGGACCCTGCGCAAAATATTCGAACGTCTGGAGCGCACCGATCACCGCTGGCTGACATCGGGTTATCGCTCCCTTGCCGGACGTGAACGCCTGGACGATTTGCTTTACCTGCCGCAACTCAACAAACACCAGATACAGACGCTGGCCACCATGACGGCGGCGATGTTCAGCAGCACCTTCGAAAAACTCTGCGATGGTTTTGGCGCGACTGATGGCGAGCTGACCATGGATGTAACGCTGAAGGCGTATCAGATGCTGGCCCGCATGGCGTTACACTTACACGCCATGCCTCCGCATTATGACGCACTGACAACAGACAAAGACCGGAGGCACGAACCGGACACAGAACTGCTGCCGGGCGCAATCCTTCGCCTGACCTGTGCGGAATGGTGGAAACGCAAACTGTGGCTGTTACGTTGCGAGTGGAGAGAAGAACAACTCCGCGCCGCCTGTCTGGTTTCCAGAAAAACATCGCCCTATCTGAGCCAGGACGCGTTAAGCGAGTTTCGCGCACAGCGCGAGAAAACACGCGATTTCCTGAAAAGTTTCATGCTGGAAAATGAAGACGGGTTCACGATTGATCTCGAGACGGTGTATTACGCGGGAGTAAGTAACCCGGTTCACCGTAAGGCAGAAATGATGGCCACCATGAAGGGGCTGGAACTTCTGGCCGAAGCCCGTGGCGACAAAGCGGTGTTTCTGACTGTCACCTGCCCGTCAAAATACCACGCCACAACGGAGAACGGTCATCCGAATCCCAAATGGAACGGGGCCACAATGCGCGACTCCAGCGATTACCTGGTTAACACGTTTTTTGCGGCGGTCCGCAAAAAACTGAACCGCGACGACCTGCGCTGGTATGGCATCCGCACGGTGGAGCCTCATCATGACGGCACCGTGCACTGGCATATGATGGTCTTTGCACATCCGGAAGAAATCGACACCATTGTGTCCCATACCCGCGATATTGCCATTCAGGAAGACCGCCACGAGCTGGGCAATGATATTACTCCGCGCTTTAAGGTGGAGTATGTCGACGGCTCAAAAGGCACGCCAACCAGCTACATCGCCACCTACATCGGAAAGAACCTGGACAGCCGCGCCGTGGATGGCATCGACCCGAAAACGGACAAGCCACGCGTGGACCACGAAACCGGAAAATCAATGGCCGAGAGCGTGGAACGCGCCATCGGCTGGGCGCGTCTTCACCGCGTCCGCCAGTTCCAGTTCTTTGGTATCCCCTCCCGTCAGGTATGGCGTGAACTCCGCCGCCTTGCCAGTCAGATGGCCCGCAACCCGGAAGGTCCACAACGTCTGGAAAATGACGCAATGGATGCGGTACTCGCTGCCGCTGATGCCGGGTGTTTTGCCACCTACATTGAGAAACAGGGTGGCGTACTTGTTCCACGCAAAGACTACCTGATTCGCACCGCCTACGACCTCGCAGAAGAGCTGAACGATTACGGCGAGCAAAGCGTACAGATTTACGGGATCTGGTCGCCACAAATCGGGGAATCTTCCCGCGTGTGCACACACCCGGATAACTGGAAGCTGGTAAGACGTAAACCGGAAGCGGAAGACAGCGCCCGCGAAAATGGTTTTGACCTTCAGGGCGGCCCTGCCGCCCCTTGGACTCGTGGCAATAACTGTCCCCGTGTACAGGAAACGGACAACAACGGGACAGAACAGCCGGAAGAACGGCCAGCACCGTGGCCGCAGCTCCCTGACGGCGTTGAAGTGAACGAATGGATGCGCTCACTGAAACGGCACGAACGCCGGGCGCTGATGCGTTCGCTTCGTGACAAACAGGCAAAAAACAGCAGTGATGAAGCGCAGAGCTGGACACAGAGCCGCAAACAGCAGCGGCCTTTGCCTGATAACCACGAATTACTCGCTAAAGAATGGCGGGAGTCTGCTGAATCTCTCGGCCTGCATATCGGTGAACAACAGATGCAGCACCTGTTACGGGGCGGCAGTCTGTACGTTGACGGCAGCATCATTGCACCGCAGGGATTTGAAATTGTACGCAAACCGGATACCCGCCTGGACAGCCGAATCACGCAGCTCTGGCAGCGCCTGAGCCGTAATCATGGCGTAAGCAGCACGGAGATCCGCCATAACCCGGTCGCCAGCTATCTGGCACAGCTGGGGGCATCAGACCCTGAAGCCGCCGCACGCCTGGCATCCACACTTCAGCAGGACCAGAACACCATGAAAACACCCGTTACCGTGCTTTCTGACATGCTGCGCGCCATCCGCGACGCAGAGCACGCACAGAGAATCAGTGAAACCACTGAACGCGCCAGCCGCAAAGCAGACCTGCTGCGGGGTGGCCTAACCAGTGGAAACAAAAAACAGACAGAAACGGGACTCACAAATCCCGTAAATGAGCAAAAAACGCGCCGCGATATATGAAGCGCGCACAAAACAGGCAAAAGCGGGATTTCAGAATCCTGTAACCGATTAATTAATCAACATAAGGAAAAGCGACATGAAAATTTGTATCGACGACGGCTCCACCAACATCAAGCTGGCATGGACCGAGAGCGGCGAACGCCGCAACGCCATCAGCCCGAACAGCTTCAAGTCGGAATGGTCTGCGCCGTTCGGTGGCACACAGCCCGCGAACTACATGCTTGATGGCGTGCGCTATGGTTTTGATCCGGTCAGCGATCGCTTTGTCCAGACGACCGACACGCAATACCAGTACAGCGATGTGAACGTAATTGCCATTCATCACGCGCTAGTCAAATCAGGCATCACGCCACAGGAGGTGGATGTGGTTGTCACCCTGCCACTGAGCGAATATTTCGACACAAACGCACAGCCGGACATGGCCAACATCAACCGCAAAAAAGCGAACGTCATGCGCCCGGTGGAGTGCCAGAACGGTGAGGCATTCACTATCCGTAACGTGCGGGTTATGCCTGAATCCATTCCGGCTGGCTTTAAAGCACTGGCTGACATGAGTCCGTTTGAATCCCTGCTGATTGTGGATTTGGGCGGAACCACGCTGGATGTGGCAAAGGTTCAGGGACAACTGGCAGGTATCAGCCAGGTATTTTGCGATCCACACGTAGGCGTTTCCCTGATGGCCGATGCCGTACTGTCGGTGATGGCCACTAACGGTATGCGTACCAGTCACCACATCGCCAATACCATTATCGAACATCGCCATGATGAAGCCTGGCTGCGCCAGCACATCCACAATGACGCGCATTACGCCAGCCTGATGGCGGTTATTCGTGAAAAGGAAGAAACACTGAAACAACGCGTGATCCGCGCGCTGGCGGGTTTTTCGGGTTACGGGCGGGTGATGGTTGTCGGTGGCGGGGCGGAGATTGTGGCACCCGCTATCCGCGAAGCCTGCGGAGTTAATGCGACTTTCATCGCGGACGGGGTGCCACAGTTTGCTCTGGTTAATGGGCTGTACGCAATGGACAAGGAGTAAACCAATGACGACACCAACCAGACGGATAAGTTTCTATCTGAAGCCAGTCGCCGTCAATAGTGAACGGGAGGCGTGTAATTACCTCGACAGCCTGCCAGCCTCTGAACGCAGCCGCGCGCAACGCGCGGCCTTTCTGGCCGGGCTGGCACTCATAAAACGCGATCCTGCATTTGCCTATTGGTTGGCCGAATGGCCGGAAGAAGGAGCTGCGCCAGCCAAGAATAATATTCAGAGTAAATATGCCAGCACCCCTGCCACCGGAAGCAATCACAGCACTAGCGAGATAAGAAAGAACATTCAGTCATTTTTCCCAGAGTGAAAACAGGAGAGGAGCATCTATGGCAACTATCCCCAAAAAATGGTTACAACGCAAAATTGCAGACCTTGAATCGTGTCGTGAAGACATCCCGTTTGGCCTTGATGAAAACGATCACAATATGTTAATCGCACTGAAAATCGCACTCACATCGCTGGAAGCGAAACCTGTTGCATGGACTGATGATGAGGAACTGCGTGATGTCAAGCAGTATGGTTTAGGTGAGATATATCAGTGTCCGCCAGATAAATACGCGGACCTGCGACGTGTTATCCCTATGTATCGAGAGCCGCCAGCGCCAGCAGTACCAGATGGACTGGTTAGAGCGGTGCGTTTCTATGAACAGGTAAAGCGTGAGAATCCGCCAGTCGAAACTGGAGTATGGAAAGACGCTATTGACTGGGTGACCAAAGAGGCTTGCCAAGCTGTAGACATTGGCATCAAAGGAGAGTGATATGGCAACTTTGACAAAAAAAGAACAAGCATGGTTGAGCGAATTACAGGACGTTCTTGATCGCTGTCCATCACCGAAAAAAATTGGTTTTTACACCATTGGCGATAAAAGCATTTACCTGTATGACCTACGCCGCATGGATGAAATCATGGAGGCTCTTGATAATCGTTCGTCAATGGATTGGTGTGTTGCTGTCCATGATATGAATGCAGGGTTTGATGAAAAGATTTTGTTCCCCTCATCAGTTGAAAGCACAGCAGGATAAGGACCCAGCAAATATACACAACCTATAAAACACTAAAGCGCCTCAGGGGCGCTTTTTGTTTGCACAAAAGTGCACAAATTTGCACAATTTTTTTGAACGACTTTTTACCCTTCCGGCCCGTATGGCGGCTGGATCCGTCAAGGATCCGTGCGTGCACAAAAAAACGCGCTTTTTCTGCGCGCAGGTGACGGGGGAACAGCCCGCGTTTCAGGGGGTAAATAGCATCCCCTGAACGATGTCGCAGCGACACAACAGAATGGCTGTATTTCTCACGCTGAGCGTGAAAAAGACGTGAGGGCTTTTGATTTGATGAGGTGAAAGGTAAGGCCGTCAAAATCGCACTGAGACGGCGAGAACATGCAATCAACGCGGTGGGATTGCGTAAGAGTCTGACTGTCGATGATGGCAATAAGCAGGAAAGCGTCGTGAAATTATCTGATTGATACAGGAGCTGGAGAGTCGGGGCATAAATTTTTTATGCCCCAGCGAAGCAGCAGACAAGCGAAGCGCGTCAGGATGTGGGTTGGGTGTCTAACAGTGCGTAAGGGTTAAAGCGGATCACCTCTTCGCCAAGCCAGTCATTGATGTGCTTCATGGCCTCCATGACGGGCATCAGCTCGTTAATTGCGTAAACCCGCGCGGCCTTCTCCACATCACCAAACGCACTTTTTTCGCCCGGCATCGCCCCCATCAGTTGCGGCGGAACGCGGTGCGCAGCCAGCACATCATCACGGGATGCCGCCTTAACATTCATGAACTCATCCTTTGCGGTGATCTGCTGGAACGGCAAAATTTGCACCCCCTCTTTGCCCCCGTTGGGCGCATGGATGAGCACGTTTTTAAACGCGCCACCACCACGCGCACCCTGTAACGTTTCTTTCAGGGAGTCCATGCTTTCGCGGTTTACCTGCGCTGCACCGATGTAGATGATGCACCCGGCGTGGGATCCATTGTCGTAATACAGTTTTCTGAACATGTCCGCCGAATGAGACAGGCTGGCCGAGAGTAATGCGCCAAGATATTCCGGCATGCCGTAAATTTCCTGGTTAATGTCCGGATTCATCAGGTGGCACACTTTGCCAGGGCGAAACTGAAACGCATCCTTGCCATCCTGCACATACCACCATGATTCAAGATCGCTTCCGCGTCGCATGTATTTCGCCAGGGCGTGCCGTAATTTAAGCGGTTCGCCGAACATATTGCTTCGAAGCTCAAGGAATGCGTTACCGAACACAAACCAGTCCAGCGCCAGCGCCGAGAAATCCTGCCGGGAAAGCAGCGGGTGCGGGATGTAGCACCCGAGCAATACGTTGCGCTTAAAGTAAAGCGCAGACTGATGCCAGGACGTTTGCCGGGCGGCTCTTGCCAGACCGTACCAGTCCACCGGGGTTTCATACCACCGCCCGTTATCAGCACAGTACATATTGTCCAGCAAATCATGCCCGGTCAGGCGATAAGGACCATCAAAAGTGAATGCACTGAGCGACGATTCTTTCCTGAGCGCATCAGCGAGATCAATGCGTGAACTCATGCGCACTTTTTTATTTTTTCTGCTCATCAGAACTCCATAACTGTGAAACGCTCGTTTTCTCCTTCGCCGCCAATTGGTTCGTTAATGACAGCAAGCATGGTTGCCCACGCAAGGTCGCCGTGGCTGCTCCCCCTCGCGCGGTCCGTTTCGTAAGTGATAAAGCCGCCCGGTGTTTTCACCTTACGCACGGCGTTAAAGGCCGCGACCAGCTCGCGTTCGGCGCGATCGTATTCCCACCGCCCGGCACGCATTATTTGCAGCATTTTCAGTACAAGCGACCGTTTTGATGACAGCGTGAAGGTGTACGGAATAGCGGCAGGGAAAAACCGTTTCACTATCTGATAAACAGCCTCCCCGTTCCCGCCCGTCACATCAATGCCGATGTGTTCCACGTTGTAGCGATACGTGAAATCTTCAATGACTCTGGCCTGTTCTTCAAACTCCAGCCCCTGAACGCGTCGCGTCTCCACCGTTCGAAAACGGCCCCCAGGAACAGCCGGAGGAACCACCACGGACACAGCGCCGCTGTCGCCGTTGCCACTGCTGCCGTTTGCGTCATACCCAATCCATACCGGACGATTCCCCATCGGGCGGGGAGCAAAAGGTTTCCAGTCTTTCCAGTCGTCGTATCCGTCAACACCGCAGCCAATCAGGATATTCAGGTTAAATGCCGATTCCCCTTCGCGGACAAACTCACACATATAGAGATTGAGGAACTCGTCTTCGGTGTTTTCATCACGAATTTCGTCGATATCGGTGTGTTTCCAGCCGTGATTAACCACATCTTCCAGCGTGACAATTTGCCGCCACGTCCGGTCAGGGCAGATAAGCCCGTTATGCAGCGTTTTCCAGTCCACAGAAAAACGCTGGCGTTTATGCGTGGCCTTTTTCTCGTTCCAGCGGTCGCCGTTCCAGTAGGCGTATGCTTCGTGCGTTTCGGTGGATGGCGTGGAGAAGTAGGTGCGCCGCAATCCGCTGAGGGTTGCCATAGCGCCAGCCACCTTGCGCAGTTCAGCAAAGCGACTGACCCAGAAAAATTCATCAAAATAAAAATTGCCCGTATAGGACTGCGCCGACGCAGCAGAAGTGCCGAGAAAATGCAGCTCTGCGCCGTTGGAGAGGATGATTTTATCGCCCCCTTTCAGCTCCACATCAACTTCAGCCGCGGCCTTCTGAATAATGCTTTTAAACTGGAACGCCTGACGACGCGACGCAGACAAAAAAATCTGGTTACGCTGGTAAGGTTGCGCCACATCGTCACGCAGCGCCATCAGCAGTGCTTCCTGTGCAAAATACCAGGTCGCGCCAATCTGTCGGGATTTCAGGATCATCCTGTTACGTATCCCGGCTTCCCTGCAAAGGGTCAGGGAGTCAAACCAGCCCCGCTGATGCCACTCCAGCCTGCTGATGATTTTTCCCGCAGTGCGGCAATCTGTTCCGGCGTGAAATGATTTTTGAGTTTTTTCGCCCGACCTTTCTTTCCTGTGGCCGTCGCATCCGGCTGGCCATCATGCATTTTTTTAAGCTGCCGGGTCAGCAGGTCTATTTCCTTAAAGTCACCGCCTGTTTTATTCTGTTTTTCAGTAAGCTGGATGAGGCGCGCATCGATGGACTGCGTGACACGCTGCACGGGTGGCGTTTCATCCCACTGGTCGCGTTTTTTCCACGCATAAATCGTGTTCGGGTTTATTCCCATCAGACGTGATATTTCTGCGGGCGGATAACCCTGCCAGTAAAGTTGCCGCGCACGCTGGCGCACAAAAGCGTCCTGAATCATTGCTCCCCCTGAGTAATTACAGGAAGATTACCCGCGCGCGAAACCGTTCTCCTTAACCCCCTGTTCTGGCCGTTTTCTTACAACAAAAGCCCTTTGTATCAGCCTGTTACGCTTTGCCATCATGACTGAAGAACCAGTCAGAGGGGCAAAAACTATGGCTAATGAAAAAAAGACATCCCGCAAAAAGTTTCGCGTGGCTGTCTCCGGATCAACTGTTGATGGCCGCGAAATCAGCCAGGTACATCTGCGTGAAGCCGCCGAGAACTTCAACCCGGATGTTTACGCTGCCCGCGTGAACGTTGAGCACTATCTCTCGCCATGCCCGTCAAGCGAATTTTCCGCAATGGGCGATGTCACCGCGCTGAGTACGGAAGATATTACGGAAGGCCCGCTGGCCGGACGTACTGCGCTGTATGCAGAAATCGAACCGACCGAGCGCATGAAGCAGCTTGTCGCTGACGGCAAGAAAATCTATTCCAGTATCGAACTGCACCCGCAGTTCTCCGTTAACGGGCGCGCCTATCTGGTCGGGCTGGCGATGACCGACACCCCGGCAAGCCTGGGCACTGAGCGCCTGAAATTCACGGCACAGCAACGTCAGGCGGTGATGACGTTCAACAGTATCCAGGGTGAAGCACCGCTTATCTCCGAAGCCATCGAGTCTGAAATCATCGAAATGGCAGAACAACGCCAGGAAGAAGGCACCCAGTGGTTTAACCGCGTAATGGGGATTATTGGTCGTGGCCGCAAAGCGGATGACGCCAGTTTCTCCCGAATTCAGGAAGCGGTGGAAGGCGTTGCAACGTCACAGGCCGACATTATCGACCGTTTTAATGTGCTGGAAACCCGCCATCAGCAGGACCGCCAGAAAATCACGTCACTGACCACAGAGCTGACAGCATTGAAGGAAAAACTGCGCACGCAGGACGGCGATCCGCAGAACCGCTTCACCGCAACAGGCGCAGCCTCCGACCAGCTGGCTGACTTCTGATAAGACAAAGGAGCAAATTTTTTATGAATCTGGTGATGTCAGATATTACCCGCAACAAGCTGGGTTGCTATATGGCGCAGCAGGCGTCGCTTAACAATATCCCGGTATCTGCACTGGTATCGCGATTTACCGTGGAACCCGCGGTGCAGCAGCGTTTTGAAAACGCCTCAAAGGAAAGTACCGAATTTACGAAAAGAATTAACGTGATCGGCGTGACCGACCAGAAAGGCGAAAAAATCCTCCCGGACACCACCGGGCCAATTGCGCGCACGAATAGCAGTTATGACGGCATCAAACGCCGTAACCCGAATAACGTGATCGATATGAAGTCTCGTCAGTACCAGTGCGAACAGGTGAACTACGATACCTTTATTTCGTACCCACAGCTTGATACCTGGGCGGCCCACAGCGATTTTCAGTCCCGTATCAGTACACAGATCGCCCGGCAGGTAGCGCTTGATCGCATCATGATTGGCTTTAACGGCACATCCCACGCCTACGAGTCTGATTTTCACACCAACAAGCTGCTTCAGGACGTTAACGTGGGCTGGCTGGAGCACATCAGAACCGATGCCAGCGAGCGCGTAATGAATGACGTGACGCTGACCTCCCGCAACATGGACAACACTGTGGCGCACGTGGGTAAGTATGCGAATGCCGATGCTCTGGTACAGGATGCGCGCTCATCCCTGCTGGATGAATGGCACAAGGAAGCTGACGACCTCGCGGTGATTATGGGGCGCAACCTGTTTAACTCGCTGCGTCTGCCCGTGCTGAACAGCATCAGCGGCCAGAATCCCAATGCGGAATTACTTGCCGGGCAGCTCATCCTGTCATCGCGCACCATTGGCGGGCTGGGCGTGTTCCTTGCGCCGTTCTTCCCGGATGCAACGATGCTTATCACCTCGTTCAACAACCTGTCGATTTACTGGCAGAAAGGTTCAATGCGTCGCCTGATGAAAGACGAGCCGGAATACAACCGCATCGCCACCTACCAGTCCATCAATGACGCTTATGTCGTTGAAGACTATGGCAAGTGCGCGATGATCACTGGCCTGAAGTTCGCCGACAGCTAATCAACTCACGGCGGGCATCATGCCCGCCTGTAACGGAGAGAAAAAATGATTACTCCTGCACAACAACACTGGCAGAACGTGATGGCACAGCGCGCAGGCCGGGCGAATGAAGGTGTGGACCACGCCGCGCGTACCGCGCATGAAGAGGTGCTGTATCGTCTGCGTCTGGCACAGGCCAGGCTAAAGGGCGTACAGGCCAGAAGCGCGAAAGCCGCCATCAAAAAAGAGTTGTTGCCGGACTTTTCCGGCTGGATTGAGGGAACGCTGGAGACTGACGGCGGGCAACAGGACGAAGTAATTGCCACGCTGATGGTGTGGGCGATTGACTGCGGCGATCTTCCGCTGGCGCTGCGTATTGGTGCATATGTGGTCCGTCACAACCTCATCATGCCGGATAACTTTGGCCGTACTGCTGCCACGGTACTGACCGAAGAAATCTGCAACCCGGTACTGACGCAGGCCGGGACGGATGCCGACGCGGATTTATCCGCCTTTATCGAACCACTGGACACACTTTGGGAAATTGTCGCCAACCAGGACATGCCGGACGAAGTGCGCGCCAAATTATGCAAGGCGTGTGCCTTTGCCCGTCGTGGCCTGACCGATGCAGACAACATGGCCTCATCACTGAAGCTGCTGCGCGAAGCGATGCACCTGAACCCGAACGCAGGTGTGAAACGCGAGATTGCAACCCTTTCCCGCGCCCTGAAAAAAGCCGATTCCGCAGCCGCACCAGAAGACGCCAGCGCACAGCAGACGCAGGACGAAAGCAGCAAAAGTAAAAAGACAACGCAGAAGCCTGCAACACGAAAAACCACCGCGTCGCAGAAGGCGAAGCGCGGTTAACGACTGACCCCGTCAGCGGGCGGCGTGCGCGGTGTTCCGGTTTGACTCCGTGACCGTTTACACCGCGCACCCACCGCCCGATTTTTTTTCAGGAGTGAACTCCATGAGTATGGTTGCCAGAACTGAACCAGGACCCGCAGAGGACGACATCACCGATACCGATGATGGCGACACTCGCATTTCAGCAGGTGCATTCTGGCCGGATATTGTGCTGCGCGAGCTGCGTCTGGCGGTACGACTGCCGGGCCGCGTGACCACCTCCCGCCTGCTGCATACCGCCACTGGGGCCGTGGCTCACGTTACCCGCGAACTGGAAGCGTGGCAGCAGGAACAGCAGGCGGCTGGCCATCAGACGCTGGCCGATGTTCCGGCACCCGTAATTAACGGAGAAAGCGTCAATCTCTGGCACTGGCGCAATGCTGTTTATACCGCCACACGTGCCCTGATTCTGGAGCGTTACCGCGATGCGGACACAACGGACAAGGGCGATCGCCGGGCGGACGCACTGGATATACAGACATCGGATTTGTGGCGCGATGTGAGCTGGGCCATCTCTGACATTCTGTGCCGCCCGCGAATCTTTGCGGAGTTGTGCTGATGAAAGTGAAGGCACTGGAAGACGACACCGTGGATTCGCTCTGTTTCCGGTACTACGGCACGACGCAGGGCGTCACCGAAAAGGTGCTGGATGCCAACCCCGGACTCTGTCAGCAGGTATTTCTGGACGCCGGGCAGGAAGTGGAGATGCCGGAGCCGGAGAAGAAGAAACGAGAAATGATTCAGTTGTGGGGGGAGTAGCAGTGAGCACCATTCAAACAGGGATCACAGAGCAGGTTATTGCGTGGCTCTTTGACCACCTGCCAACGGTGTATGCAGTAGGCGCGGCGGTCAGCATTTCCGCGCTGATGAGTCTTTATGACGGACGAACACTGGTTCAGACCGTAACGGGATCGCTGGCGTGCGGCGTTCTTGCCATGGCCGTGGCCGGGTCGTTGCGCTTCTTCGGGTTTCCTGAAGATGCCGTAACGTTTATCGGCGCATCAATCGGTTTTATGGGGGCAGAGAAAGTACGCGACAAGGTTATTGCGGCCTTTAATCGCAGGGTGAAGGAGAAGGACGAATGAGCAACACATTTAAATTCAGCAGCCGGAGCGAAAAGAATTTGCAGGGCGTAAATCCTGATCTGGTGAAAGTGACCCGACGGGCACTGGAAATTTCGGAAGTGGATTTTGGTATCACCGAAGGATTGCGCAGCCGTTACCGCCAGAAGCAACTTGTGGCCACGGGTAAGAGCCATACCATAAACAGCCGCCACCTTACGGGGCATGCCGTGGATGTTGTGGCTTATGTCGGCAGCCAGGTGTCATGGGAATGGCCGCTGTACGAAAAAATCGCAGCAGCATTCAGACAGGCCAGCCAGGAACTGAATATTCCGGTGGAATGGGGCGGCGACTGGAAGACCCTGAAAGACGGACCGCATTTTCAGTTACCACACGGAGCCTATCCGGCATGAAGCTCTGGCCCACGCTTGGCGTCGCTTTCCTTCTGATTGCCGCATGGGGAACATCCATGCGTCTGTCGTGGTCGCTGGGCCGGGAGAACGCCAGAAACGAAGCGCAGACCAGCACCCTGAAAAGTACCGTCGACACACTGAATATCATCAGCGCCGGGGTACAGGATATGCAGCAGGTGCTGGCTCAACTCCGCGCGGAAAATCAGCAACGCAATCAGGACGGAGAGGTAAGACGTGAACAGCTACGCAACGATATTGCAAAAGATGAATGCGCCCACGCTTTGCCTGACGCTCGTTTTACTGACAGGTTGCGCAGGCACGCAGAACGCGCCACGGCCAGCGCCGTCAGTCCGGCTTATACCGCAGACGCTGACCATGCCGGTAACGCCTCCCCCCTTCCCTGACCCACCCACATGGGGAAACCTCGGAATATGGGGCGACCGCCTTCTGGATGCACTGGAAACCTGTAACGCGGATAAACGGGCCATTGCTGAACTGGATAAGAGAATAGCCGAACTGACACACCAGACGGGAGTAACACAATGACCAGTAAGAACTTTGCACTGATTACAGCCATGACACAGGCTGAACTGACCCGGAAAGTGAATGAATATCTTGCGAAGGGGTGGCATCTTCAGGGGGACACACGGGTAGCTTACGAGCCCGGCACCCCGTGGTATCTCATGCAGGCCATGGTGGCCGATGGTGCCACCGAGACGCCCTCTGAGCCATTACCAAACAACAAGACGCCGGAATGGTACTACGTGGTTGTGCTTGCCGGGCAGTCCAACGGCATGGCTTACGGTGAAGGGCTTCCGTTACCGGATTCTTACGATGCTCCGGATCCGCGCATTAAACAGCTGGCGCGCCGCAGTACGGTAACCCCGGGTGGAGAGGGTTGTACGTATAACGACATCATCCCGGCTGACCACTGTCTGCATGATGTGCAGGATATGAGTACGCTGAATCATCCGAAGGCGGACCTGAGCAAAGGTCAGTACGGCTGTGTGGGACAGGGACTTCATATTGCCAAAAAACTACTCCCGTATATCCCGAATAACGCGGGGATCCTGCTGGTACCATGCTGTCGTGGTGGTTCGGCATTCACTCAGGGCGCGGAGGGAACATTCAGTACGACCACGGGGGCCAGCCAGGATTCGGCGCGCTGGGGTGCGGGTAAGCCGTTATATCAGGACCTGATCGCACGCACCAAAGCGGCATTACAGAAGAACCCGAAAAATGTGTTGCTGGCGGTGTGCTGGATGCAGGGCGAATTTGACATGAGCGCTGCCACCTACGCACAGCATCCGGACCTGTTCACGGCCATGCTGAAGCAGTTCCGTACTGACCTTTCCGGATTTAACGCGCAGTGCCATGGCGGCAGTGCTGCAGTTTTACCGTGGATTTGTGGCGACACGACGTATTACTGGAAAAACACATACGGCACACAGTATGACTCCGTCTACGGCGCGTACAAAAACAGGGAGAGCGACAACGTTTTCTTTGTGCCGTTCATGACCGACGGTAACGGCAACAACACGCCCACCAACTTACCGGCAGAAGACCCGGATATTGCTGATGCAGGTTATTACGGCGCGCAATCCCGTAGTAATGGTAATTGGGTATCGTCAAATCGTCCGACACATTTCAGTTCATGGGCGCGCAGGGGCATTATTTCGGATCGCCTGGCAACCGCTATTCTGAACGCAGTTGGTCGAACCAGCGCCTTCATCAGCGGTACCGCACCGGAAATCAAACCCTCGCCCGGCGGCGACACTCCATCGGGGCCGTCTGATGGTGACACATCCGTTCGTACAGTCTCCCTGCTGCCGACAGCCGGAGAGGCTGCTGCGCAGGGCTGGACCATCACCGGCGGCAGTGTTGCGCTGGAAGATGGTGTGTTTAAGGTTACCAAGCAGAGCAATAAAACTTGGTCCCTGATGCATCCGGTGGATGACGCAGTCTCCCTGCTGACACGGGGTGGCAGACTGAGCTGTAAGTTTCGACTGTCAGGCGCACTGACCAACAACCAGTTCGGTCTGGGAATTTATCTGTATACCGATGTAGCGTTACCTGACGTCGTGGCGATGACCGGGACTGGTAACCCGTTCCTGATGTCGTTCTTCACCCAGACCACAGACGGCAAACTGAATCTGATGCATCACAAGAAAGCCGGAAACACAAAGTTGGGCGAGTTCGGGAATTACAGTAACGACTGGCAGACGCTGGAGCTGGTGTTCACCGCCGGCAGTGCCACGGTTACTCCGAAACTGAATGGAGTGGCTGGCCCGGCATTCCAGGTCATAAAAGACAGTCTGACACTGGGGCTGAATGCGCTGACGTTAACTGATATCACTAAAAATGCCGCGTACGGCGTCGATATCGGCAGCCTGGTGCTGGAAATCAATAATCCCGCAGTATAAGGAAGAGCAGGAGAGCAAAACAGATGCTTAAGACAAACAGTCTGCGAGAGTCCATGCTTCATGGATGTCGGTGGTGCCAGGCTAATCCCGAGAAATTCACCATTTTCGTGGAGAGCGGCAACATTGAAACGACCGGAGAAACGCCCTCGTTTGTTTACCGCTATCAGATGGTGATGTTTGTCATGGATTACGCCGGAGAGCTGGACGACCTCACGCTGCCGCTGCTGGCGTGGTTATCCGAAAATCAGCCACAGTTGTTGCTCAATCCGGAGCGTAATCAGGACATCAAATTTTCCGCCGTTATCAATGACGATGACAGCGCCGATCTCCTGTTTACGCTCCCCCTGCGGGAACGCGTTCGCATTACGCGCAACAGTCAGGGGACACCGCAGGCAGAACACCTGCAGGAGCCAAAACCCCGTCTGCCCTCTTCCGAAGGCGACTGGTCGCATGTATTCCAGGATGTGACGTGGGGTGAAAGCGATGGATAAGGCATTCACCCGCGTGGATGAAACCTTTGAGGCCATCCGCGACAGCCTGAATCAGCAGGCCATCAATAACATCGCCAGAAAGCTGGCACAGGATTTACGCCGCGCCCAGCAGGCGCGTATCCGGTCACAGAAAGCGCCGGACGGGACCGCATGGACACCACGCAGACGCCGCGTAACCCGGATACAGGAACGTATTCGCTTTATCTGGAATAACGAAGCACGCACGCTGAAAAACTGGCATCACGACACGGGGAAATACGGGCGAACCATTACCGGGTGGGATGAGGATAAAAACAATATCCGCACGTTTTACCGGGATGACATCGACCGTTTTCTGGAAATACGCACCCGGCGCATCAACCAGGACAGCACAAAGCGCGTCCCCATGTTCGTAAAACTGCGCACCGCCCGCTACCTGAAAGCCGGTGCAGATGCTTCCGGTGTGACGGTGGGTTACAGCGGCGTGGCCGCACGTATTGCACGCGTTCATCAGTTCGGTGAGCGCGATCAGGTTTCGCCGGGCATTTTCACCGATTACCCGGTACGTGAGCTGTTGGGTATCAGCCAGGCAGATGAACGCCTGATTTATAACACCGTGCTGGGCCGGATTGCGGAGGCTGTACGGTGAGCGCAGAACTCATGCGACTGCTGAGCAACATCATCCGCACCGGGATCATCTCTGAAGTTGATGAGAAGTCCTGGCTCGTGCGCGTTCGCAGCGGCGAACTGGAAACAGGCTGGCTGCGCTGGAACACCACGCGCGCGGGAGCCTTCAATGTGTGGCTGCCGCCATCACCAGGCGAACAGGTGGTAATTGCCTGCATTGGCGGCAACCCGGAAACCGCCATGATAATCGGCAGCCTGTGGAGTGATGCCATTCCGGCACCCGGCAAAAGCCTGAAAGAAATCGTGGTCAGCGCGCCGGATGGCGCGGTGTTCCGCTACGACGCGGACGCAGGCGCACTGAGCGCCAGCGGCATGAAAACAGCCACCCTGCAGGCATCCGTCAGCGTGACACTGGACACGCCCGTCGTGGAATGCACAGACCTTCTGAGAACTGCGATGCTTGACGTCACAAAAGGAGGAAAGATGAGCGGCAATATCACGCACAGCGGCGGCAACTTCACCTCAAACGGCATTACCGTGCATACGCATAAACACGGTGGCGTGAAAGGTGGCAGCGATTCGACAGGAGGCCCGCAGTGACAACCCGCTACACAGGAATGAATCCGGACGGGACGGGAAACCTGAACGATATGGAGCACCTGAAACAGTCAGTCAGGGATATCCTGACCACCCCGCTGGCAAGCCGGGTTATGCGACGGGAATATGGCAGCCTTGTGCCTGATTTGATTGACGAACCCATGAATAACACCACGCGTCTGCAATGCATGAGTGCTGCCGTGATTGCGCTGACACGATGGGAACCCCGCATTGCCCTGGATGCCATCGACGTTGTCTGGAAAGCGGGAGGCCGCGCCGGGGTGACGCTGTCGGGCACTGTCATGCAGACCATGCAGAATGTTGAATTAACCATCACGCTAAGGGAGTAAATCATGCCCGCCGTTGACCTTTCACAGTTACCGGACCCCGCCATCATCGCGGAGCCTGACTTTGAGGCAATTCTGGCTGACACAAAGGCCATGATAATTGCGGCTTATCCCGCCGAACAGCGTGAAGCCGTTTCCGCCGCGCTGGAGCTGGAATCGGAACCCCTTAACGTTATCGCTCAAACCATGTCTTTTCGTGAAATGCTGTTACGCCAGCGGGTTAACGAGGGGGCACGCGCCTGCATGTTAAGCCACAGCGCCGGGACAGACCTGGACAACCTAGCGGGCAATATGAACACAAAGCGCCTGGTTATCACTCCGGCAACGGATACCACCGACGCGGTGATGGAGAGCGACACCTCGCTGAGACTGCCAAGGCACAGCGGGCGTATGACGGCCTGAGTGTTGCTGGCCCGTCAGGTGCATACGAGTATTTTGCACGCAGCGCCAGCGGTCTGGTGCGTGATGCGCGGGCCATCAGCCCGTCTCCGGCCTGTGTGACGGTTTCCATTCTGTCCACTGAAGGCGACGGCACAGCAACGGAGGCGTTGCTTAATACCGTTCGCGCCGTTCTGAATGCAGAGGATACCCGCCCGGTGGCCGACCGCCTGACGGTACAGAGCGCCAGCATCGTGACATGGCGGCTGAATGCAAAACTGTACTTTTATCCCGGCCCGGAATCCGAACCTATTCTGGCCGCGGCGGAATCGTCATTCAGGAAGTGGCTGGCTGAACAGGGGCTTATCGGTCAGGACGTGGCGTTGTCCGCCATTGCTGCCGCACTGCATGTGCACGGTGTGCAACGCGTGGAGATAACCGAACCCACACAGAATATGGCCATCAGCGACATACAGGCGGCGCGCTGTGAGTCATTCACCATCAGCGAAGGTGGGCGCAATGAGTAATTCACTGTTACCACCATCAGCCAGCAATTTCATGCGTTGTGCCGAAGCCGTCGGAACACGCATTACAGACATTCCGGTAGACCTCAACACGCTGTGGTCGCCGGACACCTGCCCGGTGCATCTGCTGCCTTATCTCGCCTGGGCGTTTTCCGTTGACCGCTGGGATCGCAACTGGCCGGAAGAGACAAAGCGACAGGTGATTCGTGATGCATGGCTGACACACCGACACAAAGGGACCATCAGCGCACTGCGAAGAGCCGTGGAGCCTCTCGGCTACCTGATTGAAGTAAAGGAGTGGTGGCAACTCAACGAGGAGCCAGGAACATTTCGCATTGTTGTCGGAGTACTTGATCAGGGCATCACCGATGAAATGTATCAGGAACTTGAGCGCCTTATTGCGGATGCAAAACCAGTAAGTCGCCATCTGACGGGGCTGGCGATCAGCCTGAGTGTGAACGGAAAGATTTTCGTTGGTACGGGATGCTATCACGGCGATGCCCTGACGGTTTATCCCTACACCCCGGAGTCTATTATTGTCGAAGGGGATTATTTCCCTGCCCCGGCCATTCATTTAATTGATAATCTGAGAGTAAACGCATGACAGCGAAATACTACGCCATTCTGACTAATCAGGGCGCGGAACGACTGGCTAACGCGACGATGCTCGGCAGTAAGCTGAATTTGACGCAAATGGCCGTTGGTGATGCAAATGGTGTGTTACCAACACCAAACCCTGCACAAACAAAACTGATTAACCAGAAACGCATTGCACCGCTGAATCTTCTGAATGTTGACTCTAACAATCAGAGCCAGATTATTGCGGAGCAAATCATCCCTGAAGACGAGGGAGGATTCTGGATCCGTGAGATTGGTCTTTATGATGATAAAGGTGTACTCATTGCGGTGGCAAACTGCCCGGAAACGTACAAACCGCAGTTGCAGGAAGGCAGTGGACGCACCCAGACTATCCGCATGATTCTGGTTGTCACGAACACCAAAGCCATCACGCTGAAAATCGACCCGTCTGTGGTTCTGGCAACCCGCAAATATGTGGATGATAAAATCTCAAAGCACGAGCAGTCACGACGTCACCCGGACGCCTCGCTGACCGCAAAAGGCTTTGTTCAACTCAGTAGCGCCACTAACAGCGATTCTGAAACGCTGGCTGCAACGCCGAAAGCGGTTAAGGCCGCGTATGACCTTGCTAACGCAAAATATACCGCTCAGGACGCCACGACGGCACGAAAAGGCATTGTCCAGCTCAGTAGCGCCACCAACAGCGATTCAGAAACGCTGGCGGCAACACCAAAGGCGGTAAAGGCAGCCTATGACCTTGCTAACGGGAAATATACCGCACAGGACGCCACGACGGCACAAAAAGGAATTGTCCAGCTCAGTAGTGCAACCAACAGCACATCTGAAACGCTTGCTGCAACACCGAAAGCAGTGAAAGCAGCTAATGACAATGCGAATGGTCGGGTACCTTCTGCCCGTAAGGTGAATGGTAAGGCGCTTTCGGCGGATATAACACTGACGCCGAAAGATATTGGTACGCTTAACTCAACAACAATGTCATTCAGCGGTGGTGCTGGTTGGTTCAAATTAGCAACGGTAACCATGCCACAGGCGAGTTCTGTTGTTTCAATTACGTTGATTGGTGGCGCTGGATTTAACGTCGGTTCACCTCAACAGGCAGGTATATCTGAACTTGTTTTGCGTGCAGGTAATGGTAATCCGAAGGGGATTACTGGTGCTTTATGGCAGCGCACATCGACAGGGTTTACAAATTTTGCCTGGGTCAATACATCTGGTGATACTTACGATATTTACGTTGCAATCGGAAATTATGCGACTGGTGTAAATATTCAATGGGATTATACCAGTAATGCCAGCGTGACGATTCATACGTCACCAGCATATTCTGCTAATAAGCCGGAAGGGTTAACGGACGGTACAGTTTATTCACTCTATACGCCATCAGAGCAGTTTTATCCGCCTGGCGCACCAATCCCGTGGCCATCGGATACCGTTCCGTCTGGTTATGCCCTGATGCAGGGGCAGACTTTTGACAAATCTGCATACCCAAAACTTGCAGCGGCTTATCCGTCAGGCGTGATCCCTGATATGCGTGGCTGGACGATTAAGGGCAAACCCGCCAGTGGCCGGGCCGTATTGTCTCAGGAACAGGACGGCATTAAATCGCACACCCACAGCGCCAGCGCATCCAGTACGGATTTGGGTACGAAAACCACATCGTCGTTTGATTACGGGACGAAAACAACCTCACTATTTGACTATGGGACCAAAACTACCAGTAACGACGGGAGTCACACGCATTCAATACCAACATCAGATGGTGCAAACCAGGGGGGGAAAATTCCACTGACATCTGGGCGTCTGGCAACTCAATATACATCAGCAACAACAGGTTCCTCTGGCTCACATTCTCATACTGTAGGTATTGGTTCTCATCAGCACACTGTCGGTATTGGTGCACACACGCACTCCGTTGCGATTGGCTCACATGGACACACCATCACCGTTAACGCTGCTGGTAACGCGGAAAACACCGTCAAAAACATCGCATTTAACTATATTGTGAGGCTTGCATAATGGCATTCAGAATGAGTGAACAATCACGGACCATAAAAATTTATAATCTACTGACCGGAACCAATGAGTTTATTGGTGAAGGTGATGCATACATTCCACCTCATACAGGTCTGCCAGCAAACAGTACCGATATTGCCCCGCCAGATATTCCGGCTGGCTTCGTGGCCGTTTTCAACAGTGATGAGGCATCGTGGCATCTCGTTGAAGACCATCGGGGTAAAACGGTTTATGACGTGGCATCAGGGGACTCGTTATTTATTTCTGAACTCGGTCCATTACCGGAAAATGTTACCTGGTTGTCGCCGTATGGAGAGTATCAGAAGTGGAACGGCACATCCTGGGGGAAAGATGCAGAAGCAGAAAAACTGTTTCGGATAAGGGAGGCGGAAGAAACAAAAAACAGCCTGATGCAGGTAGCCAGTGAGCATATTGCACCACTTCAGGATGCTATAGATTTAGATATTGCGACGGAGGAAGAGACATCGTTACTGGCTGCATGGAAGACATATCGAGTATTGTTGCATCGTGTTGATACAACAGTAGCAGCAGATATTGAGTGGCCAGTCGCCCCACAATAAAAAGAAAAAGCCATCGATAGAAATATCGATGGCTTTATGTACTCTATTTATACAATACAGCACCGCTCTTTTTAGTTATATATGTGCAGTTCGATGGTATATCTTTATTTATAAAAGACATTGCACCTATTTTTACATTATCCCCAATTTTACGGGATAATCCAATGATGCAACAATTAGCTCCGATATCAACGTTGCTACCAATTTTTACTCTTGAACCAGGTATGTCACCATCTATCTGTCCAATGGTCGTATTCTGTCGTAACACCAGATTTTCACCAGCATCAACAGCAAAATGAACAACAATTCCAGCATGATGGGGAATTGTTAACCCTTTTCCAATATTTGCGCCCAATCCAATTTCGCAACCAAATTTGTTAATTATTTTACTGTTTAACTTCTTGGCTGCTTTCTTATGTAATTTATTACCATTAATATACATTTCGTTAGCCAACCGCCACCAGAAAAGGAAATTCCTGTTACGCTGCTTTTTCTCTCTTAAAAGCCTCCAGATATCCATACGTTTCCGCCGAATTACTTCATGTTTCCAGAAGTTTTTTAAATTAGTAGAGTTCCCAAATAAAACAAAGTGAATTGCCATTAGGTAAGACAGCACGATAATCTCCTTAATTATTATTTCAGACCACACATGTTATAAGGTTAAGAGATTATAAAATCCTGTTGTTTATTATTCAAAAACAATTTTCTGAGAAGGACATACAACAGCAAGTCGCCAGTCACCTTCATCAGGAAATTGGCGACATACGTTAAATCAGAGCAGCCCCTTAACTGAGCTGGCCGCGCTATTAAGGGATGATGTCACCTTATCTTTGAAGCCGGACAACATATCGCTGAACGATGAGGATTGCAGGCGCTCCCGCAAATCCTCATCACAGCGTTCAAGAGTCAGTGAAAATTCTATCTTTTTCGCCTTACCGTAGCGATCAAACTCGGAACGGGTCGTATTCGTTTCAGTCAGTACATACATGCCGTAAATCTGCCCGACACCATCAATCAGAGGCCAGGGCCGTCCTGTATATGCCTGCGTGGTCAGCAATGAAAGCGACACTTCGCCACCTGTAATTTCAGGATAAAGCACGCCGGAAAGCACAATGCGATCATCACCTGCACCGATATACTGCCAGCTTGCTGAACGGTTAACGCGTTCATTTTTCACATGCCGCCAGCTTTTGTTTTGCTGTAACTGCTGATGCGGCAATGTGCGCAGCTCAAAAACAAACATGCCGTAGATCATCATCATGACCATGACTCCTCAATCTTTATCGTAAAAACTGCCACGTCCGGCACGGGCGCGCCGTTCCATCTCTGCCCTGACCATTTCACCGACCAGTTTCGCCAGTTCGCGGGGATTCTGCGTAACAACGTTATGCAGATGAACATGAATTTCACCGCAAAATCCGGAGACAGCAGGCTCCCGGTTACGGGAAGTTGCAGGAACTGATGCCACTGGCGATCGTATGGCCTCCGCCACCGGGCGGGAGCTGGCCGCAACAACAGGGACCAGCGCCGGAGGCAGCGGAGCCGAGACCACGGGTGTGATATTAATTGCGGGGGCAGGCTTACTGACCTGCGCAATCTTCTGCTCCTGCCACTCCCCACGAACAGCAAGTGCGCGGGGCAGGTTCTTAAAGACAATATCGCCGGGGCCAATGCGTTTTTTCGTCTCATCAACCAGCTTACCTGTGTTATCAGCAATTTTGCTGAGTCTGCGTAGCGTCCCGGTATTGCTGTCTGTGAGCGGTTTGTTGTCTTTGGGTTTATCACCTCCGGTGCCATTGCCATTTTCCACAGGCTTCGGCGGATTGATTTTCGCCAGGTCCCCCTGAAGCAAGGCAACCTTGTCCTGAAGAATGGCCGCACGCTGTGCGTCTTCGATTTTCTTGCGCGCCCTTTCCGCTTCATCCGGAAGGACACCAAGTTTTTCAAGTATCCACGCCAGCGTATCCAGTAGCATTTTTGCAGGTGTCAGAACAAGTTGTAACGCACCGCCAAGAACGTTACCGAATACCTCGCCAGCACTGGTGCATTTATCCAGCGTTTCCTTGCTGGACTCCATCGGTGACAACAGCGATTTAAACCAGTTAAACACCAGGCTGATCCCGCTTCCGATTGCGTCAAAAACAGGGCCAAACCGTTCAAAGGTTTCACGCAACGGGGTCAGCCTTTCCATAATCCCGCTGAACACCCCGGCAAAAAATGCCCTGATGGGATCCCAGTATTTCCAGATAAGAACGGCAGCTCCGGCAAGCGCAGCCACGATAAGACCAACCGGACTGAACAGCGCCCCGATAGCGCCACCCAGCAAAGAAACAGAACCCGTCACCATTCCCCACAGCGCAGGCAACACCCTGATGACATTCATTGACCGGGTAAGAATGTCGAAACCAAGACGCAAGGTGGCCAGCTTCCCGTAAAGCACCCCAATAACCAGCGACAACGAGCCAATCGTTGCAGTCATTGCCAGCAACGCACCGCCTGCTATCAGTAGCTGGCGCGTCAGTACCGGATGGGCCTGCGCCAGCGAGGTGATTTTTTCAAGCACCCGCGTGAGCCACTGCGTGACAGAACGCAGCGGACCGTCAACCAGATCACTGATGCGAATACGAAGACCTTCCCATGCGCTGTCGAGATTTTTCAGGTCTCCATCAAGATTATCGGCCATTACTTTTGCAACGCGATCGGCCTCTCCCCTTGCCCCCTGCAATTCTCTGGTCAGTTTTTGCAGTTCTCCTGAACCAGCCGCCGCAACAAGCGTCTGCAAACCAACGAACGCCTCTTCTCCGGCAATGTCCTTGAAGAAGGAGACCTGGTCCACCTGTCCGTATTTTTGTGTCGCCTTATAGAGATCAAGCAGCACATCCTCCATCGGGCGCATTTTGCCTCTGGCGTCAGCAACTGACACCCCCAGCTCTTTCAGTGCATCAGCCGCAGCTTTTGGCGGTGATGCAAGGCGGGACAGACTTGCGCGCATGGCCGTACCAGCATCGCTTCCGCGAAGACCATTATTGGCAAGCATCCCGGCCATGGCCGCCGCTTCTTCAAGACTGATACCAAGTTTTGCGGCAACCGGACCGGTATACTTCATGGTTTCGCCCAGCGCGCGTAAATCAGTATTGGTCCGGGTGAATGCTGCTGTCAGCGTATCGCCAACCCGGTCCATTTGATCGGCTGTCAGGTTGAACTGTGTGAGGATATTGGAGCCTATATCAGCCGTCTCGCCGAGTTCGACGCCACCTGCCAGCGCCATATTAAGAACACCGGGCAATGCGGCCTGAATGGCCTGCGGAGTAAAACCAGCCATTGCCAGAAAGCTCTGCCCACTGGCGGCATCACTCGCAGTAAACTGTGTTTCAGAACCAAGTTTTAACGCCTGCTCACGCAGCGCCTTAAACTGCGGGCTGTTTTTGTCGATTCGCGTCAGTGCCTGAACGCGGGACATCTCTTTGCCGAACCCGATCGCAGGCTGCAAAAAACGCCCGGCAGCATAGCCGCCAGCCGCTGCAGCACCAATTGCCAGCGCACCACCTGTTTTCAGTTTTCCCGCGGTTTCCTGCGCGCGCGAATACCGCTCACGCGCCCGCGTTACACGCGCAAGCGCCTGCCGTTCGCGTTCAAGCTGGTTGTTGTACTGTTCGGTGCGTCTGATGGCCTGCTGGATGGTGTTATCGCTGCCTGTCAGGGAAATGCCGTGGCGTTTCAGCTCTCCGCCAAGCTCCCGCATTTTCTGAATTTCCCGTGTGCGCGATTCATTCAGGCGTTCAAGCCGGGTGCTTAACTGCTGCATCAGCTTTTGTTGTTTTTCGCTGAGCACTGTACCCGTGCGTTGTAACTGATTAAGGGCGTTAAGCTGGCGTCGTGCTTTCACGATGCCAGCATCCGCTTTACTGACAGCGTCACGGGCGCGCTCAAATGAACGCGCCTGACGCTCGAGATTTTTGATCGCCCCCTGCGTTCGCTGGATGGAGTCACCAAACTGCCCCATCAGGCGGCGGGCGTTTTCGGCAGGCCGGGTCAGCCTGTCAACGGCGCTGAAAGCGACCCGGATATCAAGAGTCTTCATTATCTGCATTCCCGCTGCGAAGTGCCGCCCGCTCGCGCCAGCTAACCACTTCGCCGGGCGTCATCATGAAGATTTCGGCGGGCGACCAGTTAAAAATGGCGGCAATATCCGCCACCAGATCTTCGATGTGCTCAAAGCACACCAGGGTGATTACGCTGCCGTCTCCTGCACGCTCTTCGCGCCAGAGTCTGGCTCGCTCATAAAATTTACAGCCACTGCGCACAACTGAATAAAATCGCGTGACGACATTTTTTTAATCATCACTTCATCCAGTCGTGGCGAGGTCACGCGAGGCAACAGCGTAAACATGGTATCCGCTTTCAGATTCAGCACATCAGACAGCGACAGACCACGCAGGGATCCAGCCTGCTCAATAGCCCCGGTGATCTCCACATACGTGATTTTTTCGCCACCACGCTCAATTGGTCGGGTCAGTTTTACGCCACGTTCGACAGCCATATCCTCACCTGCCGTCACATCATCCGCCACGGTGTTATTCCGGGTTTCAGTATCGATGTCTTTCATCAGTTGTCTCCTTTTCAGTCAAAGGCGACGCACTGCGCCGCCTGCATATTACTTATCAGCCAAGCCCAAGCGCGGAACGGATACGGTCAGGCACAATGTCCTTGCCGTCCTTCCGGTAGATGTGGTTCAACAGGTCGATTTCCCACAGCGGGCGATCGTTAACGCTCAGCTTGTAGTAGGTGTTTTTGACAGCGTAAGTGTGTGATGTGGCTTCGCCCTGTTTGGCTTCCCCCATATCAATTTCCGTCACACGCCCGCGCATCTCGATTTCATACAGATCGCTTTCTGCATCGGTGTAGTATTCACCCGCAAAACGCAGCAGCGTGCCGTCAATCGTGCCGCCATATTTAAGGAACAGCGCACGAACAGCTCCCCCCATGACAAAACTCGCATCAAGCGCGGAGTCGTCCAGACCGAGATCAATACTTACCGCCCCCATCATGCCACCACCACGATAGCTGTCGGTTTTGCGCGTCAGTTTGGGCGGCGTGACGGATGTCACTTTACCCACTTCGTTTTCACCATCCACAAACAACGTAAAAAAGCGAAGATGTTTTGGTACAGCCATCAGGCACCTCCCAGCACCGCAAATGCGGGACCAAAGAATTCATCAGTAAACGTCTGGTAAAGCTCCATGTCTTCCAGCGGGGGAACAGGCGTATATTTGTAGCGAATACGCACACGTCCCTGACGTAAATTCGTGGTGCCGTTATCCACCACGTCATACCAGCACTCCGCACCAATCAGTTTCCCGGCAGTAACCAGCGAATCCAGTTTTGCCCTGATGGCGCTGATAACATCCTTCACGTTCGCAGGTGTCAGTGGACTGTCGATGGTTTCAAACTGCGCTTCCGCAATTGAATCAGCCAGCACCTGTGCGGTTCGGGTATACACCTCAAAGATGTAGGCGTTCGTTTCCGGTGTGCGGTTGCCCCAGAAGCGGAACCCGTTGCGACGAATAATGGTCGTGATTTCTTTGTTGTTGAGGCTATTGGCATCGCTGTCTTCGGCCTGCAACGACCAGAACACATGCCTGGACATTCCCAGCACATTTTTAACCGGAACGTTGGACAGCGATTTGTGCCAGCCCTGCTCATGGTCAATGCACGCACGAAGGCCGCACGCATAAGCAGGCGCGGGGAACGTTTCGTTTTTGCCACTTTTCGGGTTGTAGGCGATGAAGTCCGGCCATAAGAGCATCACCTCACGTTCGTTGAATTTCTGGCGGTAGGTAATCGCCTCAGCCATCGTGTTACAGCCGTGACATGAGGCATACACAAACGCGCGCAGTTTACCTGCAATCACGCACAGGGATTTTGTTACAGCCTCCGTGTCCAGCTCCGGCGCGGCCAGAATACGCGGACGGTATCCGATGCTTTCATCCTGCTCTGCAACAAGCAGCGCATACATCCCCGTATAGCTGCCGTCATCCTCAGAACCACCGATAACCAGTTGATCCTGCGTCTTTCCGTCTTCTTCTTTGTGTTCAGCCACGCGAACGACGATCACCTTTGTGCTCACCTGGTCTGCGATGGCCTTAAGCGCACGATAAAGCGTCCCCGTTGTCCCGCATTTTCCCAGCACGTCATTGACGCGGGTCAGCAGTGTGGGCTTATTCAGCGGGAACAGCTTCGCGTCCGCATCATCCGCCGTTGCCACGATACCGATAACGCTGGAATCAACATCGTTAATCGCTGTTACCAGGTCGGTATTTTCCGTAACACGGGCACCATGAAAACGAGTTTCACTCATAGCTTCAGCCCCTTGTATCCGTTAAATGATTCGGCAACAATCATCACCCACCACGTGCGTAATCTCACCCCTGCGCCGTTCTCCCGCCACGGCGACAACAAAAAGCAGTAACCCCCTCCGCACGCACATGCGACCATGCCGCACAGGGAGGGAACAGATGACCGATACCACCATGCAATTGCTCAGTCAGGGCACAGACCCCGTGAAAATGCCGGATTTTGATATTCTCGCGGAGGGTAAAACGCTGTCAGGCGTGGCAGAGCGCCTGATGAGCCTGTCACTGACCGACAACCGGGGATTTGAGGCGGACCAGCTCACCATCACGCTGGATGATGCGGATGGTCAGTTGCAGCTACCGCCACGGGGCGCGCGCCTGACGGTTCTCATTGGCTGGAAAGGAGAACCGCTGACAGAAAAAGGCACTTACATTGTTGATGAAATCGCTCACGAAGGACCGCCGGACAGGCTGACTGTTTCAGCCAGAAGCGCAGATTTTCGGGATGAATTTAACGTTAAACGTGAGGTGTCCTGGCATGATGTGACCGTTGAGCGCGTGGTATCTGCCATCGCTCATCGGTACGGTCTGAAACCGCAAATCAGCGAAATGCTGATGGATATCGAAATCGACCACGCCGACCAGACCGAAGAAAGCGATATGTCCTTCCTTACGCGCATGGCGGAAATGCTGGGCGCAATCACCACGGTAAAAAGCGGCAATCTGTTATTCATCATGCCAGGTGGTGGCGTGAACGCACAGGGCCAGCCGTTGCCCTCGTTCGCCATTACACGCAGCAGCGGCGATCGCCATCAGTTCCGTATTGCTGACCGCGAGGCGTATACGGGGGTACGCGCCTACTGGCTTGATCTTAATTACGGGAAAAAGAAAAAAGTCAGCGTGAAACGCCGTAAACCGCCAAAACCCAAAAAGGAGAAAAGCAGCAGCCGTGAAGGTGATTATATGGAAGGCGCGGAAGGCAATGTGTTTGTGTTACGCAAGACTTATCAGAACGAGCAGGCAGCAAGACGCGCAGCGGCGGCAAAGTGGCAGCAGCTACAACGCGGAGCCGCATCATTCTCCATCACGCTGGCATGTGGTCGTGCAGAACTCTACCCCGAAATGCATGGCACGGTAACAGGATTTAAAAGCGAGATTGATAATCAGGACTGGATTATTGCAAAAGCCGAGCACACCATCGATAACAGCGGCTTTACCACGCAGCTTGAGCTTGAGGCAAAAATCTCGGAATGGATAGCAGAAACAGAGTGAGCAACTTAGAATAGCAGCAGCACCACGTTAAGGGAGGTCGCTATGTTCCGTTGTCCGCTTTGTGGCGCATCTGCCCGTATCCGCACCAGTCGTCCTGAAAATGATTCAAACACCGTGCGGCAAAAGTATTACCAGTGTAACAACCTGGAATGCGGCGTATGCTTCTCAACACTGGAAGCTTTCCATAAATTCACATCAAAACACACCTCCGGCGTTTCACTCTTCAGAAGGTATCCCGTGGCATGAGCTGCCAGCTTCACACAGGGGAAACAATCAGATGAGTTTGCCTTTACCTCAGAATTAACAGGCAGAATTGCCGGAGTAACAAAAAAGCGATAGATTACGCGCGGGTGCCTTTCGGCTGATGGTCGGAGGGAATACCCGAAGGCCAGATGTGGAAAGGCCCCGGAAAACATTTCTGTTTAACCGAGGCCCTAACATATCTACCTTAAGCAAGTGATAGGTTAGCGCCTCTCCAACAAAGGAGCAAGCGCTATGTCGCAAAAATCGCTTACGGCCATCATGTTCTGCGTGACGGTAATCTTCAYCATCTGGATGTTGCACGGTTCACTGTGTGAGTTCCGGCTGAATTTGTGGGGAGCGGAGTTTGCGGCGTTCTTACAGTGTAAGCAGTAG